AATGGCAGCTTTAGACAATACAATTAAAATTACTCCTGATGAACTGAAGACCAGCTTCGCGAAGTACCGCAAGGACATCATTAAGATGCCGGTACGCGCTCTTGACGAGGCAGCAAAATTCATGAGCCGACGCGTGGGCGTTCGTGGCAAGGAGACTGTCGGAGAGCTCGCAGGCGACATGGAGCTCGGGCCATACTCTCTTACTCGCAAGGATGAGAATGGCGTTACCATCACAGGCCGTACCCTGGAGACATTCCTTGGTTCATGCGTCAAGCCTTTTGAACCGAATGCCGTGCGTGAGTCTATCTGGGGCTCCAACGTTTTCCAGGGGGAAGCACTTAAGAACCAGCCTATCACCAAGCTGATTGGCATGTTCCTGGCAGGCAAGATTGGTGAGGCACTCTTCAAGAACCTCTTCACCATGAAGCGAAACCCAGCTGGCTCTGGTACCGCAGACCTCGCTGATGGTTTCAAGACCATCTCCGATGCTGAGATCAAGTCCAAGGCGATTGCTGTTGAGAAGGGTAACCTCTTCAATACAACCGCGATGACTGGTGTCAACGCTGTCGATGCAGTCGAGGCATTCTATGATCATGCCGATGAAAAACTGAAGGGCACCAGTACATACATGTTCATGAACAGCCATGAACTCACGCTCTACCGCCGCTGTTATCGCGACAAGTACGGAAGTGTCAATTGGAACAACGAGTTCAACCACAACAAGTTGGATGGTGCCAGCAACTGCACCCTCGTGGGTCTTGATAACGTTCCTGCGGGATACAAGATCATCACTCCTGGCAGCAACATGCTCATCGGTTTGGCTACCGATGGAGACAAGGCGAACTTTGGTGTCGAGAGTTCTCTTGACTCTCACTTCCTGGTTGACTTCGTGGCAACTATGTACTTCGGTACTCAGTTCGAGTCGATCTCCAAGGAACGCATCCTCTTCGGTTACGACACTATCCCTTCTGAGTAAGGGATAGCTGTCTATGGTTATACATAATATTATATATTGATATATGGCAACAAAGAAAACATGTGCTTCAACCACAGACCTTTATGAGGATGTGTTGAAGTGTCCTGGAGAGAAGCGAATGCCTGGTGTCAGAGCCTACGGATTCTTCATTCCACGACGATTCATCACAAAGTTTGCTGAACCACAGAAGGAGGGTGCAGCCTCACTTAAAGATTATCTCGTCATCAAGGATAACCACACCCTTCAGGCAGACAAGGTGTGGTATAAGATAGCCTTCATCACAGACAAGAGCTCATTCTCTCCAGAGGCACAGGGTGAGCATGGATGCAAGACCATGAACCTCAAGGCTACACTCATCCTTCCTGGTACTGAGGAGGAAGCGTCTGCTCTGGCATCAATCCTTCTCAACGATGACTGTATCTTCATGGTACCTGAGCGCAACGGCAAGCTTCGCCAGTTCGGTGACGAGACCTTCGAGGTCGACGTGACACCTTCTCAGTCTTCTGGAGCAGGTATCTCTGACGAGACCAACACCACACTGGAGATCTCTGTCAGCTGTGAGACCATGCCTCCATTCTATTTCGGTACCCTCACAACAGCAGATGGTACCATCTCTGGTAAAGATTGCAAGCCAGTGGAGGTCTCTGGTGGTTCAGTCAGCCATTAACAAGGGATTCGATTTTCCTACATAACTACTATCAGTGGCGGGGCGATGCTTACATGAGCTCGCCTCGCCATTTTAATTTTCTATTTATTATGAATGATCCGAAATTCACAGAAAAGTTGAAGAAGTGGTTTGACTGCGAGCATACCGATGCAAATATCCGGGAGGGAGCGCTGCTCCTCCTTCAGATGAATAACAACCGCCACCTCTATCAACTCATCAACTTCGACCCTCAGGGCAAACTCGAGTTGCTCAAATATGAGCTGCAGAAGCATCTCAACTATCGCATCGAAGGCATGACCATCGATGATGTCCGCAACTATGACAAGGCAGTCACGCCAGTTCTTCAGACTGCGGTTGACAAGACCTCAGAAGCAGACAAGATTGCTAAGCAGCTAGCACCTCATCTTCCTGTCGTGGAGTCAGAAAACATCGATTCCATCGTGCCTTCAGCCATCGTAGCCAAGGGCAAACGAGCAGATCATGACCAGTTGCCTGAAAACATTCAGGCTATCTGGGATAACAACTGCGCTCTGTGGAAGAAAATCAAGGAACACTTCGAGGCATGCAAATCTTACGACATGTCTTGTGACAGATACGAGGGCTTGCATGCTGCTGACGAAGACTTCAAACGTATGCTCCTTACACTCAAGGAGGAGTACTATGCATACAAGCAGGCCATGGACGTCTACGACCATGCCAAGCCGGGTGATGCCGAGAAGCAGCCAGCGGAGGAGCAGCCAGAAGCAGCCATCACCTCCAAGCAGATTGGCAATGCTCGATCCTACATCACAAAGAACCTTGACCAGCTTATTGGCTTGACGGAGGCTGGCAACACAGACAAAGCTGATGCCTTGCGAGCAAAGGTCAATGAGCGAGTGCAACTCCTCATTACTGCCAAGGCAGAGATAACCGCTGATACCATCGCCAAGCTTCAGCAGGCTGGCATCACCATGGAGCAGACAGAGAGTGCAGAAGAGGAGGTGACAGATGAGGGCGAAGCAGATACAGCAAGTCCTGAAGCCGCTCAAGCAGAGTAGCTCACAGGTCTTCCTGGGTCAAGGGCTTCACACCCTTGGATTGTTAGGTTGGATTCTGGAGCAGACAGGACCGGCAGATGTTGCCGTCACGACCTTCTCTACATCCGATGCCTTCTTGTGCGGAGTCATTAACCTTCGCAAGCGAGGGTTAATTAACCATTCAACGTTAGTGGCTGACATTAAAGCTTCAAGTAAAACTTTAAAGCTAAAACGCTTAATGACAGAGGCTTTTGATGATGTTCGGCTTACGCTCAATCACTCCAAAATTATGTTGGTCAGTAACGCTGAGTGGTTAGTCTCCGTGATAACATCGCAGAACCAGACGTATGGTGATCGCGCTGAATGCACCTTCATCTCTCTCGATAGAGACGTCTATCTCGATATTCATAATATGCTCAATAATCTGTTAGATGATAAGACAACAATTTCCATTCCTCGAAGAGAGTGATTTATATCTGCAGACTGTCTATGATCTTGCCAAGACCATGACGCCTGTTGAGGAAGTTCCCATCCTGATGGACCTTTCTCCAGATGAGTCTGTGGCTATGCAACTGGAGCTGCAGGAGCCTAGATCTCCATATCGCAGGCGCTATCTAAGAGGTTTAGCGGAGACCGCTAATGAATTGAGAACCAACAATATTGCATTGGCAAATGTCGGTTCTCCTGGTGCTTATCAGGCTGTCATGTTACAACTCTCGCAGATTATTGCTAAAATCTCATGATATGAGCCTGCCTGTTAATGTTGATGATTACATGAAGTGGATGCCTCTCAACGAGGATGAGCTTCTAGATCTTCATCTCTCAGCTATCGTCAGAGCGAGAGTGGAGAGACTTCGAGGGTGCTATGCGTTCTGGCTTCGATACCCTCGATATACCGTCCGGGAGATGGTTGATCAGGATAAGGCCATGTTCGGCGTAAGCGAGACACAGGCATACGATGATATTCATCTCTGCCAGGTCATGCTCGGCAATCTCAACGCCGCCTCTAAGGAGTTCTGGCGATGGAAGGTCAACCAGGAGATAGACGAGGACCGCAAGGCTGCCAAGGCTGCCGGCGACTTCCGGGCGCTTGCCGTGATGCAGAAAAACCGCATCAAGAACAACCGCACAGACACGCCTGATGAGCCAGAGCTGGCATTCGACAAGATTGTTCCTGTTGAGTTCCGCATGACAGATGATCCGACAGTCATCGGTTTGCAGAAGATTCCAAATCTTCGTGCAAAAATCAAAAAAATGGAGAAGCGCTACTCGATGCCGGACATCGAGGATGCTGACTTCGAAGAACTTCCGCCAGATGATGACAGCAAGACCTAAGGAGTTATTTTTCAACGACGTGCAGTCGCGCGTCCTGCAGCTCATGCCCAAGACGCTGGTCTGCGAATGGGGACGTGGTACCGGAAAAGGTGTGGTCGAGGCTGGCCGCATCCTCTATGCCGTGCAGCACATGCCAGGTTCGTGCCTGGGCATGGTGGCGCCATCGGTCAAGCGATGCCAGACCAACATCCTTCCTTCAGCTCTGGTCCACCTCGAGGAGTGGGGCTACAAGCGCGATGTCCACTACATAGTGGGCAAGAAACCATGGAAGGCGCTGCATTGGCAGGAGCCACACTTCCAGCCAATGAACTGGGAAAATACCGTAGCCTTCTATAATGGCAGCTACCTCAACATCATCTCTCAGGACCGCAGCGGTACCTCCAACTCCCTCTCTCTCGACCATGTCTTCATCGACGAGGCGAAATTTATTGACTGGGAGCAGCTCAACAATGAGACGCTCCCGGCAAACCGTGGAAACAAGCAGTTGTTCGGTGACTGCTGTCTCCACCATGGTCTGACAATTACTTCAGATACATCGGCGACAAAAAAAGGTTCCTGGTTCATGTCGTGGGAGAAGAAGATGGATAAGGAGCTGATTGCTACTCTTGAGACGGTACTGGTGCATCTGCACAGCATCCGAAATAAGCTGGCTGCTCACCCAGAACGCTACGATTACTACATGTCGCAGGTGCAGAAATACGAGAAGGTTCTTCACTCCCTCCGCTCCTATGCCCTGGTGTATTCCAGGTGCTCGAGCATTCAGAACCTCGCAGTTCTGGGAGAGGACTTCATCAGACAGATGAAGCGAGACCTGCCAAAGATGACCTTCCTCACGAGCATCATGTGCCAGCATGTCGGCATCGCACAGGATGGATTTTACTCCGGACTTGACGAGGATCGCAACTTCTATACGGCACCGAACACCAGGTTCCTCAATGACCTGCAGTATAAGTTCGACCCTAAGCACGACAAGCCGGATTGCCGCATGGATGGCGACCTCGAGGACGGTTTACCGCTGATCATTGGTTCCGATGCCAACAACAACATCAACTGTCTCGTAGTCGGGCAGGTGGGATCTGATACCAAGTTGCGCATCGTCAACTCATTCTATGTGAAGTATGACAGGAAGTTGCCTGAGCTCGCTCAGGACTTCTGCGACTACTATAAGTATCTCAAGAACAAGCGAGTCATCTTCTACTACGATGCAACCTTCGTGGGAAACTCCTATGCAACCCACAACGATAAGTTCTACCAGATTATCACCAAGGTGCTACGTAGGAATGGCTGGCTCGTTACAGAGGTCTACATCGGCAAGCCGATGAACCATCTTGAGAAGCAGTTGCTCATCGACCGCATGTTCAAGGGACATGCGCGCCACATGGTTCTCATCAACCAGGACAATAACGAGGACCTGATCATCTCAATCGAGAGTGCCGGCTGTTACAATAACGGCAAGGATAAACGAGGCGAGAAGCTCGTTGAGACAGACGAGGACAGGCTGGAGAACCGCACAGACTTCTCCGATGCATTCGATACCGTCTGCATTGGTGTGGACAAGTTCCCTCAGACCGTCCTCTACACGGGAGGCATGAGCAACTATTACCCTAGATAGGCTTTTTTCGATAATGATTTATATAGTTTTAATGTAGTTTATTCTTTATTTATTTTATGATTCCTTGGCTGCTTGCTCGTGAGAGTAGGCAGCCTTTTTTCTTTCTGGGTGTGTGAGAAAGCGGTATCTCCGATGGTGAGTTTGATGCTGTTCCGTACTTTTTTTATTGGATTCTCCGCCGCCCGTCATGTGTTCCCATCCGAAATTTCCTATGCAAAGGTAGCTTCTGGCGATTCAAACCTGTGTATGAACCTGGGTTAACAAAAGCCAAAGGTTCTTCACGCTTCACTAAACCTTTACCTTTTGTTAACACAGAACCCCACACCTGTTTGCCTCTGCCAGCGCATTTTGAAGCATAGGAAAAATCGAAAGGGCACACCGGGCTTTGAACGGAATGCAATTAAAAAAAATACTCCACAGCAGGAGTGGGAAAAATCTCTGGACTCCCAAACATTACCAGAATACAATTTCAAACTTTATAAAATTTTTCGATATGAGACAGAATTATTTCTTTGAGTACGTTCCAAACGCTTACATCAACCTTTGCGTTGACAAGGCACAGCAGATGGCAAACAACCGCTTCGTCTACGACTTCAAGGCAGGCGACAAGAAGGCGGCACACCTCTGCGCTGAGTGGCTAGTTCGCTATCTTACAAAGCAGTATAGCAGTATCTTAGATGACTTCGTTGTAGTTTTTGCTCCATGCAGCACACAATGGAAATATAACAAGCGATTCGGCTATCTCGCAGCCATCCTCAATGCAGCAGGCATCATGACCGCAAATGAGCACGTTCACATCTTCGGAGAGCGCAAACCGACCCACAACGGAGGCAGCCACGTTGTTAACGAGGACATTTATCACGTTTCAGTAGATGGCGAGTACTTCAAGGGCAAGCAGGTCATTCTATTTGACGACCTGCTGACTAGCGGCAAGACCATCGAAGACTTCAGAAGAAAGTTGGAGGCGGCAGGTGCTTATGTGGAGAGAGAAATCTTTTTGGCTCGCACAATTCACCACGACCCAATAAGCAACAGAGGCGTGTTGCAGGAGATGGCAGAAGGCTTTTATGAGGCAGTTGCACACTCAAAGAGATGTTTTCCACAGGGTGTTAATATCAATAAGAAATCAAACAACAACTATAATAAAGTAGCGTAACATGAAGAAGTACAATGATATATTAGCAGACGAGCGCCCAGAGTTCAAGGCAGCTAATTACGGATTCGATTCACTCAGTAACACCGAATTGTTATCCATGGTAATAAACAGAGGGGCAGGAACAGCCGAAAGCCTAAGCCAGGCTAGGCAACTGATGAACATGGCAGACAACAATCTCAGTAACCTTGCAAAGTTATCCATGGACGAAATGCAGGTAGTGCAGGGAATAGGCGACTGCAAGGCGTTGGCAGTACTCGCAGCTTTGGAACTAGGCAAGCGCAGGGCAGTGGAGAAGTTGGGCAGCAAGCCCGACATGGGCAGCAGTCTAGCCATATACAACTACATGCTTCCGCAGATGGCAGACCTCAAGATAGAGCAGGCACACGTCATATTGATGAACCAAAATTTCAGACTCATCAAGAGCGTGAAACTGAGCGAGGGAGGAATAACTGAGACATCCGTGGATATACGTATCCTCATGAGGGAGGCAGTCTTGAGCGGTGCAACCATCATGGCATTCGTGCACAATCACCCATCGGGCAACACGCAGCCAAGCAAGGCGGACGATGTGCTGACACAGCAGATAGCCAAGGCTTGTCAAGTCATGCGCATCTTCTTTATGGACCATGTGATAGTAACAGATGGAGCATTCTACAGCTATCACGACAAGGGCAGACTATAGGCACCATGGGCAACGTGACAGGAACACGTTGCCCTTTCTCTTTCTTGCAATCTTGATGATAACCGCGGATAAAGGTAAGGGGATAGAGTAGTGAGGGCGATGGCAATTCGGCACGGCAGTCGGGGAACTAGGCAATTGCCACATGAAAAATCCCTTACATATACCGCTCCAGTCAGCCGTGGCAATTGCCTCCGAGCGTAGGGCGGTGGGGGCTATGCTTACAGCAAGGCACGCCCTTTTTTGCATCAACTTTTCAAAAATCCGTGATTTTCAACAAGTTGGCAAAAATGACCGTGGAAAATTTGTGCAGAATGCCCAAATTTTGCAATCAATTTCCATTGATTGCCCGCTCGAAAACGGCTACTTATGCCAATTTCCATGAAATTGCCACAAGAAACGAGCCGTTTTCGAGCGAACCCCTACATTGCATTTCGGGGTAAAAGAGGTAATAACATTGTTTGACATCATTCAAGAATGATGAGAAAAAGAGGTAAAAACCGTGTTTGATGGTGGTGAAATGTTAAATCTTAGTTAATATAACGGATTTGTAGTATAATTATTTGGCTATATCACGAAAATGTAGTATCTTTGCAGTGTTAAATTAAACAGGTAAGTAATATGAAATGGAATGAATTAAAAAGAATTGCTATTGCCCACGGCTTTCAGTTTTACAAAGGTTTGAAAGGGCATGACCTCTACATCAACAGAGAGACCAAGAAAACAATCATGCTAGAGCGACATTGGTCACAAGAGGTCAGAAAAGGATTGGTTAACAAACTTAGAAAGGATATCGGGTTCTAACCCGATTCCTTTTTAAACAAGAATATAACAAAACATTAAAATTGATTTCGTATGGATAAAAAATTTAAGGTTTCTATTGAGAAACAGGAGGATGGCAGCTATATTGCATATAATACAAATATGAGTGGCTGTACTATTATCGGCACAGGTGATTCTGTAGCTGCTGCAAAAAAAGACTTCTTGGAGTCTATGGCAGGTGTGGCAGATGCAAAACGTGAGTTGGGTGATGAGGTTCCGGAGGCTTTCTCTAATGTCCCAGACTACAAGTTTGATTTGTCTTCGCTCTTTGAGTATTATAAGATGATAAATGTGAGTGCTTTTGCTAGATTCGTAGGCATTAATGACACTTTGATGCGCCAGTACCGCAAGGGAAACACATATATCTCGGACGCTCAACTGCAGAAAATTGAAGATGGTATTCATCAATTAGGAAATGAATTTTCCAGACTTCAACTTGTTTAATTTAACACATCGTCCCCGACACGATTCCGTGCCGGGGACTTCTTATTATTCACATATATTTGATATTGTTGTATAAAAGATAATTTTATGTTATTACAAGATATTTATGCGCTTCTCCAAGTTCATATATTCTTTTCTTTCCATACCTTAATATATATTATTTAGTTAAACCGATGCAAATATCCGTGGAATTTTATTGAATATCCGTGGAAAATCAGAGAATTTCGGGGAAAATCGGGGAATTTTCGAGGAAAATGCACGGAAAATCAAGTAATTTTCAAGGAATCCATTCCTCGAAGTGGCAGAACCGAAGGGAGATCCTGCGGTCGTTTTCGGTCGTTTCCGGTCGTAATTCGGTCGTTTTTCCGGTCATTCCCGGTCATTTTCCGATTGATTCCGATTGATTCCGGAAAATCATTCCTTTTCATTCCTTTTCATTCCTTTTTATTCCTACTCCACAAATCAGCCAGATTTTATGCTCTACAACATGTTTATTGTAGATACTTTGTCAGAGAGGTTGAATGTCTGAAATATTATTGCTATTTTTGCACTTGATTTAAACAACAAACTTATGGAAAAAGGAAATATAAATTTTGTTGCCATTGACTTTGAGACAATGACACCCGAGCTGACTAGCGCATGCGCAGTTGGTATGGTACAAGTAGTAAATGGTGTAATCATGCAGAAGTTCTATAGCTTAATTAAGCCATATCCTGATGAGCGTACAGAGCGAAACACATTCGTGCATGGCATTACTGAAGAGATGGTGGAGAATGCACCTACTTGGGATATCGTTTTCCCTGTTCTGAGAAGCTTCGCTCAGAGTGGTTGCATAGCTTGCCATAATGAGGGTACTGAAGCTAACATACTCTCAAGACTAGCTGAAGTTTACAACCTTGACATGCCAGGATATCAGATTATTGATACCATGCGATTATTACCTGGTAATAATTCGTTGAAGAAGATGTGTGAGTTGATGGGATTTGAGATGCACGACCATCATGACGCATTAGCAGATGCAACTGCCTGTGCTGAGATTGTACTGAAAGGTGCAGGCATTGATGTCACACATCATCATTATGAGAAGCCTGACTATAAGGCTCACAAGAGCCTGACTGGAGAAGTCAAACAGCCATTAGCTGATGAAGATGTTGCTAATAAGGATAATCCGTTCTTCCACCAGAAGGTGGTAATCACTGGAGTATTTACAGCTTTCCCAGATAGAGAGAAGCTGGCTTTTAGACTTCGTGACTGCGGTGCAGACATCAATTCCTCTATCTCGGCTAAGACTAATATCGTAGTTAAAGGTGAGGGAGCAGGACCTTCCAAGATGGAAAAGATAAAAAAACTCAATGAGAAAGGAGCTAATATCAGAGTCATCGAGGAGAAAGAGATGGTGGAAATAGTAGAGAAATATGGTATATAAATAAAAAAATGAGCGAGGAATGAAAATTTCTCGCTTTTTTTTTGGCGGTTCCAAATATTCTTCGTACTTTTGCCATCGGTTATAAGATAGTAGTAATCTACTCAGCGATGGCGACTGTTTCGCCTAGGCTTCACGCCGTGGGCTTTTTTTATGCCTATAAAGTATCATTTTCCCGGCAGCGGGAAAAAGGTCTTTTCAATATGGCGGTTGCATGATCCGTAAGATACTTGCCCTTCGCTGGGAAAGCTACCATCTTATAACCAACGGTGAATGTGACCGCCACCATTGTATTTATACATCAAGGTCGGTCTATAAATGGTTATAAGATGGCAATTATGCAGAATTCAATTTTAATTAATGATGCGCAGGTGAGACCTGCAGGCATCAGCGTTGAGGAGGGCATCAATACCCTCAAGTGTGAAATCAAGAAGCTCGCCAAGACCAAGAGCGAGACCTTCAGCTATATCTGCGGGGAGACCGTGACCTATGGAGAAGTTGTGCTCACCATGGTTGGTTTCGCAGCTGTGATGGCTATTGTCATGATTGGTGGTTTCATTTTCGGAGGGGAGGTAGCATGATGAAGAAAAGTAGAAACCGCAGAAGACGCACAGCAAAGCTGACAGCCAAGGATATCGTCATGTGCAAGTTCTTCGCTCTTGAAGGCAGGAAGATGAACGCCCATAAGGTGGAAATCAAATTTCAGAGAAAATACAATACAATGGGTTCTGTTGTTTTCATCGATGATGCGCCACACAAGCAGACTATTATCCGATGGTATGATCATCGCTATTATGCTCTTAGATATGGAGCTAAAGAGGTTGAGCCATACAATATGACTCTGGCCAAGTGGAAAACCATAAACAACGATTAGGTATGAAAAAGAATAAAAAGAAAGTCAAGAGAGATATTCTCTTGCTATATTTCAAACGCCGTCGCATCCGCGATGCGCTTATGAAACGCTACTGGGAGCTTGAAACCAAGCGCAAGGAACTGTACAAACTGGTGGAGTATGCCAAGATTCAGTCAAGATACTGCGTCAATCTGGACTGCCACCGAATAGTCGGCAGATACCTCAGAGAACTGGAGCTGGAGGAACTACGTACCTGCAGGCTTCAGATCAAATACGACATTTGGGCTTCCAGACTCGGTTACTGGATAGACCTCTATGAGACGGCATTATACCGAAAGCACCTAGATGACGGTATTTAAGTTTAACCCTTTAAAAAATGACGATTATGCCAAGAAATACAGATAAATTCAACAGCGAGCAGTTTGAGGATGACCTGCTCGACGCTTACTTCCATTTCAGAAGCTGCCTCCCTGTGAAGGATGAAGACTCCGGACTTGATTACAAGAAGAGTTTCAAGACAACCCAGGACATCGCCACGGAACTTGATGACATGGGCGGTGTCAGTATAGAAACCATCAACCGCTACATGCAGGAGCATGGCTACTATGTGGCCACGCAGCCAGACGGAACCGTGGCATGGGCTGTGTGGGAGAGAGTTGTCAGGCCAGACAAACTGGTTTAAGTTAAAAACTCATATATTTTATTATACTACCATGTGTTACGAATAATTTTTCGTACCTTTGCAGCACGAAAAATTTTACAAAGTTTTGAAAAGCTTTGAAGCGGCTGGCCGCCCGTGAGGGTAGTCAGCCGTATTTTTATTTTTATCCTCTCCATATTATCTTTGCATCAAAAAAGATAATATATGACCATCACATCACTTCCGTCGGGCAGTTGCTTCCTTGAGAACATCCCCGACATCGATATTCTTACGGCCAAGACACGCCTGCTCGTCAACATCAAGATAGGTAATGATACCATCTACTATGAGTATCTCTATCCTGCCGATGGAGAGGTCAGAGTGATCGACCTTGCCGACATCTTCCGTCCTTATGCACGCCGGAGGCTGGCACTCACAGCCACCATCACCATCGCCGAGCAGCAGGTTCCGGACTCCGGAGACACCGACTCGGCAACAGTCACAGACACGCAGACAGTCAACCTGCAGGTCTACTATTCTACCGTAGACATCGTGGGCGTGGACTGCTCTACATTCCTCACCACCCACTTCCTCACCCTGCTCGAGGGGCACAAGACCACCTACATGGGGCGACTTGAATATCTCCACTACATGGGCAAGGAAACAGCAGAAGTCACCGCACACTATGCGGACAAAACCACAAAAATGTTTACCGCACCAGCCACCGGCGGCAACGACATCTACACCACCATCGACGTCTCTCCGTCGCGATTCGAGACCGATGGCACCGACCTTCTCTACTACGTGGTAGAGGCAGGCTCACGCTCCATGACCTTCATCATAGACAGCGAAGAGCGTGATGTGGCGCCTACTCTGCTCTTCACCAACAGCTTCGGCTGCCAGGAGCTCATCTACTGCACAGGCAAGCACGAAGTAGACCCGCAGTACACCCGCGATGCAGCCTACATGGACGGCATCAGGGTAAACTACCGCATCACAGAGCAGCGCACATTCAACGCTGATACTGGCTATCTGGGCACAGACATGGCCAACTGGGCAGATGATCTCTTCCGCTCAGACGAGGTCTATCTGGTCAACTTCATCGGCGGCGTTGCCAAGGTGGGCAAGCGGGTCACCCTCTCTGACTCAAAATCCAAGCGCGACAACCTGCGCGACAGCGTGCCACGCTTCACCTTCAGCTACACCTACGCCCAGCGCCAGCACAACGTGCTTGACCTGCAGCGTGCCGGCCGTATCTTCGACAACACCTTTGATAACACCTTCAACTGATGAGACGCACAGCTTACCACCTCACAGAGGTGCTGCGCCTCCTGGCCAAGGCAGAGCGAGACCGCTCTACAATCAATTTGAAGGCGTGGACATCAGACGGCGAGACCGTCGATTATACAGGATGGCTGGTCAGGGGCAGCAGCTGGCGTGGCGGATTCCACCGCCTCGTCAACCCGGCAAATGCCGAGGTTCGCACCGTTCCGGACATCTACATTCACCAGTTCCTGGGCTTACCAGTATATTTATGACATGAAACAGAAAAAATATCAGCTTCAGCAAGTAGGAACCAGCGGTTCCTACAGCCGCTACGCCCTCGTGGCAGAGGGCGTGAGCAGGGTTACAGACTCCACCACCATCGAGCAGCAGTATGGGAAGGATACCAGTTTTCTGGGTTCCGGAGAGGTGGGCGATGCCACAACAGGCATTCTGGAGACTTCAGACGGCAAGCTCTTCGAGTATGTGAACTATGGCGATGACAACGACATGCCATACACCCTGCAGCAGTTGCTGCGCCGAAACATGGTGGCGCAGCGAGCCATGGCTTTCAACGTCCAGTGCTGCTACGGCCAGGGCGTGCGCTTCATGGACCGGGAGACCAAGCAGGACACCACCGACGCAGAAATCCGCGACTTCTGCCTGAAGAACTCCATCCACGAGGTCTTCATGCAGCAGGCAACAGACATGAAGTTCTTCTTCTGGTCGGTAGAGGTCATCATCCTGAGCCGTGACCACTCCAAGATAGTAAACATCCGCCACAAGGACGTTTCATACTGCCGCCTGGAGGCACCAAATGAGAAGGGGCGCATAGAGCATGTATTCTTCGGAGACTTCCGAAACGTCATGTCGCCTGTCCACACCGAAGTCATCCCGCTCCTCGACCTCTACGACCCGCTGGGCGACCTCATGGCGCGCATGGGCAAGGCTCCGGATCCATATACCGGCATCACGGGCAAGGCACCCGAGATGGGTAAGGACTGCAAGTTTGCCATCATATCACGCATCCCGACACCCGGACTGCAGTACTATCCGATACCATACTATGCCAGCATCTTTGACGATGCCTGGTACGACATCTACCGTCTCATCGGTATCGGTAAGCGCTACATGATCAAGAACACCTCTGCGCCACGCATCCAGATAGAGGTGCACCGCGACTACTGGGAAGAGCTCTGCAACAACGAGGACATCATCGACCCGGATAAGCGCAAGGAGCGCATCCTGCAGGAGAAGGACAATATCATCAACTTCGTGTGCGGACCGGAGAATGCCGGCAAGGCACTCATCACGGGCTACTACTTCGACCCCAACGGCAAGGAGCAGCGCATGGTGCGCATCATCAACCTCTCTGAGGGCAGCAAGAAGGAGGGTGGCGACTGGGCTGACGACATGAGCGAGGCATCCAACGCTCTCTGCTTCTCGCTGGGCGTACATCCAAACCTCATCGGAGCCACACCAGGCAAGAGCCAGATGAACAATTCCGGCTCAGACAAGCGAGAGCTCTTCATACTCAAGCAGTCGCTCGAGAAGGCTTGCCACGACATCATGTGCAAGCCTTACCACGTCATCTCCCACTACAATGGCTATGCCGACCGAGGAGTGACCGTAGATGTGCCGATGATAGAACTCACGACACTCGACAAGAATAAGGATCAACAGACATCAATAGTTTCAAACAATGGCAACAATGAAGATTCAAATCAGCAAGGATGACTTCGAGCAGAGCATCCTTGCAGCCACCAGCTCGCACTCTGAGGTGTTCGAGTCGGTGGAACCGCATTTCAAGGAGTCCTATCAGCGGCTCTGCCAGCAGATATTGGGCGAGGTCGGCGAGGCGGCACTAGAGACCAGCGACGACCTGCGTGAAGCAGTCATCAAGGCGGTGTGCCTCGATGCCTTCCTCGGTGTAGTCAGACATCTCGACCTCGTTCTTACGCCTACAGGCTTTGGCGTTGTGGCCAACAACGAGGTCACTCCAGCCAGTGCCGCTAGAGTAGAGGCACTCATCGAGCAATGCCACATAGCCCTCATCGTGGCTCAGGACACAGTCATGGCTCTTCTCACCGATGTACCAGGATGGGGGAGCACCCTACAGGCAAAGCAGGGCATCCAGACGGTTTTGTGGAGCAAAGAGGGTTATTGTTATCTCACGAGACAGACCAGCATGACTTCCAAGGACTGGATGTCCAAGCTGGCAGCCATGCAGGAGGCAGACGCCACCCTGCGCAAACTGGTGTCCGACGAGCAGATGGATGACATAATGTGTCTGGTCAGAGGTGTGAGAGAGGGCAATGAGTTTGAGGGCAGTCTGCGCCTCATGCTGAGCCGCTGCCTGATCATGTTGGCCAACGACATGCTGTCGGCATACTCCAACGAGCGTGCAAGACTGCTCAGATACTTAGATGCACATCTCGATAAATTCGCATTATATGCGGATTCATCGGCATATAAGGCTAACCATTTCAAAGAGTTCAACAATGAAAAATCAAAACCTGCCTTCGTTTTTAATTCATAAAGATGGTACACAAGAGTTCAATTTCAAAGCACCGTCATCGTGGGCGGAACTTTCAGAGGATCAGTTGCGCTATGTCCTTAGCATCATGTCGACGTTCCAGGATCATACCGTTGTCAAATGCTACCTTCTCGCAAGGTTCTGCGGTCTTACCGTACATAAGTACACCCGAACCGGGTGGAAATGCAGCGTTAAATGCGGTGAAAGCGACGAAAATGGCGATGCTAAGACTGGGAAAGTGCGAGAGAGAGTCCTGTATATCAGCGCTGCAGAAATCCTCTCTCTGCTCAAAAACTTCGATTTCATCGACTCCTTTACGGACTTTCGGCCTCTACAGGTCGCAAGTGAGGTTCAGCTGACGGCAGTAAACAGCCTGCTTCACGAAATCAGCTTCTACGATTACCTCAATATCGAGAAGAACTACCAGCTGTTCATGCTCAAGCAGGAGGACAGATTCCTGCTGAAAATGGCGCATCTCATGTACAGAACCGCAGATGGTTCTGCCGATGAAACCGCCAATTTCGAACCTTATGAGCTCCTCGGAGTCTTCATGTGGTTCTCGAGCGTCAAGGAGTATTTCGCCGCCAACTTTCCTCACTTCTTCAGACCAGCCAAAGAGGGTGGAGAACTGCGGCGTGAGGACATCCTGCCAGCCATGCAGGCGCAGATCAGGGCACTTACCGATGGTGACGTGACCAAACTGCAGGCAGTCTACAATACCGACTGCTGGGCTGCCCTCACAGAGCTTGATAACAAGGCACGAGAGGCAGAGGAGTTCAAGAAGAGCAATAGGCAAAACAGTTAAATATTCAGAATATGACAGAGAAAATCTTCGATTCCATCGCATATTTCAAGCAGCTGGCTGCCGAGTGCAGAACATGCAGGGATTATAATTTTGTCGCAACAGAGTGTTCCGGACCTGATTCCATCCAGGGAGTCATGCAGCAGTTCCGAAAGGCATCCAACTTCATTATGGTGTCAGATACCGTTGACAGCAACACCCATTCCATCGGAGAGGGCTTCTTCGACCGCAACGTCTATACCGTTTGGATCCTGGCAGGGTACCGACGCGATGACATGGCAGACCGAGAGGCGAAACTGAATATCTGCAGATATATCTTCCGACAGTTCCTCAGTCGCATGCTATACGACAAGAGCCGTGAGGCATACGACGGGCAGATGGAGTTCCTGGACCTCACGCAGGTCTATTCGAGCGAACTGGGCAGGTGGTCCATGAATGGCGTCACAGGACTCTACTTCATGGTCACATCAGACGAACCTATCGATATACAGTATGACGAGAGCCTATGGCAGACGCAGAAATAGACGACCTCCTCAGATATGAGCGAGGATGGGCTAATGCCATGGGCGACTACTGGCGAGAGCGCATGGAGCGGCTTCGTACCATCGATACCGGCCGACTCTATGCTTCCATCAAGGCGCACCTGGAGCAGGGTTCTGTCACCACCATTGAGCACAACTTCCTGCAGTACGGTATCTATGTAGCTGCAGGAGTAGGTCCGGCACATGAGTGGTACAAGTGGACCGAGGCACAGGGAGGCGAGAAAGTCCACCGCATCAACAACGGCGACCTCAACTTCTTGGGCGAAGAATACCGTCGTGACAACAATCTCGATAAACCGAAGAAGGTGGGCCCTGCCTGGGGTGGCCGTGTAGCCGGTGGCGAACCTAAAGGCAGACGTGACTGGTTCTCTCAGAAGTACTACTCATCTGTCATGAAGCTCAACGAGCATGAGGCAACCTTCTACGGCGACCGGTACAATGGTCTGATGGCATCAGCCCTTACCGAGATATTCCGGGGCATCGGAGCTGCACGCAACCTCTAGGGAGCGTATTTTTACCGAAAGCATCGGCATATTATCTTTGCAAACAAAAAAACAATATGGCAGTAGAATATAATAAGAATGATCTTCAGACTCAATTCGAGGGTATCAGAGATGAGCGACGCCTGCAGGCCAATACGGCATACCGCATAGGCACCGCTTTTCTCTCGCTGCTGCATTTCGCCTCAGACGAGATGCATACGACCATCGAGGAGCTTCTGAAGAAGATCGAGGGCAAATATCTGTCGAAGGTCAAGGACGATGAAGCTGCCGGTCTTATCACCTTCCTCAGAGGTCTGAGGGTAGGTGCAGGCTACAAGTTCGATGAGAATGGTGATATCATCTCTCATGATATAGAGGCTCACGATATCAACGCCAATGATTTGAGCGTTGGAGGCAACTCCGTCTTCGCAGGAGACCTCAGTTCTCCGGACTTCGTTGCAGGATTCATCACTGGCAAAGGTTGGCGGCTGAAGAACGAGCCGGTAGAGAATGCGGCTGGTGTCCTAGAAAACAGATACAACCTAGAGATTGACAACCTCATCGTGAGAGGATCCATGCGCATCTTCGAGATGATTGTCTCTCAACTCCTGGGCGAGAATGACAACCGCATTTTTACTGCCATGTTAGAGGTCGATCACTATGACCCAGAAACTGGCAGGGTCTATCTCGACACCCACGAAGGCAGGATGTACAACCCATTTCGCAAGGATGACTATATCATGGTGCAGCAGTACAACGGCATGCCGTCTGCCGAAAACAACCACTATGTCACCAAGCGCTACGAGCTCATCGTGACAGAGGTGGGCAGCGAGGGAGAGGGAGAAGAAATGCTGGCATGGGTGAAGTTCAAGAACTTCACCAGCAGTGTAGCAGAGGCAACACCAGCCAACTTCATCAAGAAGAACGACACATTCGTCAGAGTTGACAACTTAAGCGACCCAGACCGCAAGGGCATCATGCAGATTATCACGGTAGGAACGGCAGCTCCATACCTCGACATTCTATACGGATTGAAGACCGACCCAGACAACAGCTTGAAGGGAAGGCTCGGCAACTTGCAGGGAATACATCACCGAACATTCGGAGACCTTGATGGTTTCGGAGAATTGCTGCAGAACCTCTACGCAACAGGCGACATGATTCTGAGAAGGACAGGAGAAAGCGTCGATACCAAGTTCCAGATGCTCAAGAACCAATTCGCCACACGCTTTGCACAGACAACCTACGAGCTGACCAACGAGGACAACTACATCCATAACGGAACATTCCTCGCAGCGATAGGGGCAACAGAAGACAGCCTCACGATTGACGGATGGAGTATTGACGATAGCGATGAAACCGCCATATGGATTTTGAATGGAGCACCTGTAATGGTGAACGGACAAATAACCACCAGCGGCAACAGACGAATCCTCATCGAGGAAACCGAAGGCAGGAACATGCTGCGAATCATCAACTGCGGACTGACGCAAGCCAACGCCCTCATCCGACAGCCAGGAACACATAAGGAATACACCAAGCCATCCGAGACAAAGAACGAGGATGAGATGGGGACAACAGGCGATGGGTTCACAGAGGTGCAGGACACGCTCTACATCAACGCAAGGGTTTATGCAAAGACAGCAGGAACGATGACCATCGGCTTCTCACCAGCAACAGAAGTCGGAGGAAAGAAGAACGAGTTGGCTGCACAGAGCATAAAGATTGCCTATTCGGGAGAATGGCAATTCGTAAAACTTGAAGGTAAGTGGAACGGCAAAGGGAACTTTGTTCTCCGCTACACAGGCGACATGTTGGTTTCATTCCTTTCCGTGACAGACAAACCGATAGACAACCTGCAGAAGACCGTCAGCACCCAAATCATACAGACAGCGACCAACATCAAGCTGCTGGGTGATAACATCGACAAGATCAATGGAAAGACAACACAACTCGGAATCGAGCTGGACGCAGAGAAAGAAGCGATTCGCTTGTACGTTGATACGAAGGACGAAGCACTGAAGACAGACTACACCTCGCAGATTTCCATCACCAAAGAGAACATTCTGCTGGAAGTTACCGAGAAGAACAATGCGCTAAATGAAGAATTAAGTTCAAAAATCAACACAGAAGCAGGACGCATCGACCTGATCAACAGCAGGCAGACGGACACCGAAAGCAAGATTTCGAGCATTGAAACAAGCATCGACGATATAAAGTTGGAGGTTTCAGAGGTCAAAGACACGGCAAACGAGACGAGTACAGCCCTTGCCAACTTGACGATAACCGTGGATGGAATCAACACCGCAGTCGGAAAGGCAGCAACAAAGGATGAGTTGCAATCCAACATCGAAACGCTGAACAACACCATGAGCAACCTGCGGACAGGCGAGTACTACGAGCAGGAAAGCAACCCATGGCAAAAATGGATACCAAGAGGAAGCGAGTACAAGCATAACGGTGCGATTTGGAAATACACAGGCGAGGATGATGGCTGGCTCATCAAAGGACACGTCTATAGATACAAATGCTACAACGACACGAGCGCAAACAGCAAATACGCATGGGAAGACGTAACCAAGACAGAGAACGCCACCACCACGGTAACCCAAAAGGCAGATAGCTGGACGGAAGCCGCTGGACGATTCGATGCGAGCGGAAAGTTGAAGGATACAAGTTATCTGATGACCACAGCCGACAAGAACGAGTTGGTGAGCACCTACTTCAATGACGATGGCAGCATAAAGAACACCGCAGGGCTTGTAACGACAAGCGCATACGCAGGACTTTTCTTGCAAGCCATGCAGGACAATGGAGTTATGACCAGTGCAGATATGAGCCTGTACGTGACAAAAGACAGCGGAGGGTACATAACCAACGCAAAAATCAAGGCAGACCGAATCATACTCGAAGGAGCAATAACAGCCAACGAAACATTCAAAATCGACACAGACGGATACATGCAAGCCATCGGAGGAACAATCGGAGGTTTTCAAATTGGCTCGAACCACATCGGAACAGCAAAGAAAACCACATCGGGAAGCGGTGGAACAGACATCGGCTACGGAACTGAAGGACTTATGTCGCTTTACAACGACAGCATCATCTTCAATGGCAAGAACCGACAAGCCATCCTCGGACAATGGTCAACTTTAGGAACGCCTATCATGATGCGAATCACAGATGAGGTTCAAGACATGATAGGTAGATACGGAGCGGTTATCTCAGTCAGAGGGTCAGTCACACAAAACACCGCCTTGGAAATAGGAGGTGGACACGTGGCTGGATTCAATACAAAAACTTTAGTTTCTGCATTTGATTACGTCACACAAACCAGCGCACCAACTCGCTTAAACGTGAATCTCGATAGAACGATAGGCTCTGCCTTCATTTCGACACAATACCATTGGCGAGCCAAGGCAACAGATAGCAATGGAAAGGAAGTCGACTATCAAACCAAGACACGAGACGTTTATGTTTATCTGCCAGAAATGAATCACTATGACGATGGACACGTCATTCACATTAAGCGAGGAACGAATAGCAGCAACAACGTTTATATTGTGCCAGGGAAGTCGAAGAATTTAATTTATAAGTTATACGCAAATGGTTTTGGCGGCTATTATACAACAGAGACAGGCAACACCTACATTCTCTATGATAACAACAGCTACGCAACGAGTTCTGAGCCACTGAAAATTGAAAGCGAGGGTGACGCAATGACATTTATCTATTTTAAAGATTTGCAATTAAACGTTACAAAAAATAACATAACAACCACATATAAAGGGTGCTGGGTACAATGGAAGAACCCAAGAGAGTGGTAAAAAAGGAGATTTAACAATGAAAAGAAACTTTAAGGTAGCCATGAAGGGCTACGACAAGAAGGAGTTGAAGAACGAGAAGGGCGAGACCCAGATGATGAACGACACCATCGGTCTCTACCTTTACACGGCTGGCAACAAGAAGCCAATGAGCCAAGAAGACAAGGTGAGAGCCTACAAGCTAAGCCTCCAAATGCAGGAACACCCAGAGGAGGTGGAACTTACAGCAGAGGACATGACCCTCATCAAGGAGCTGACCAACGAAGCCCTTGTCGCTGGAGCATTCGGGCAGATTGTCGAAGTTTTGGAAAACGAAGTTTAACAATAACAAGGAGCAGCAAGATGAAAGCAGAGCAGCAGACAACCACAGTGAGCTTTGAGGAAGTCAAAGCCACAGGCAACGTAACGGTGAGATTCACAAGAACCACCATAGGGGACATCGTGAAAATCACTGGCCAGGTAACCAAGACGGAAGAGCCAAGCGAGGAAAGCCAAAAGGCTTCATCGCAGAACGCTGGCTACATCAGCATCAGCGAGGGAAACACCATGTGCAGCTTGAAAGACCAGATTCTGACAGAGGAAGAGCAGCAAGCCGTCCTCTCTAAGATTTTGGAATGGAAAGATGAGATTCTGAACACTTAACACCAGCAAGGGAGGCAGGTAAATGTTAGAACAAAAGACAACCACCAACGAAGAGTTTGAAGCCTTATGCGCTGCCCTCCTGCCGAAGTTCAACGAGTACTTGATGCGCCACAGCAAGAACATCTTCTCCTGCGAGTTGGCGACATCGCTCGACGGCATCAAGACGATGCCAGCCCTCTACGACTTGGACGGAGTGCAGAAGCAGGTCATCGCCCCACTCGCCCTGTTGACGAAGGACGTTGACATAGAAATCGAGGAATCGAAAAATGCAACGGCTGCAGCAAATGCAGCCGCAGGAAAAGCCAACGATGCAGCAGCCAGCGTCACAAAAGCCACAACCGACCTCACGGCAGAGCGCAAGAAGGTGGAGGATGCCGTAGCAGCAAGCAAAACGGCTACCGAAGCCGCTAAGAAAGCCACCTCTGATACCCTAGCAAGCAAGAAGGCTATCGAGCAGAATGAGGCTACACGGCAGTCTGCTGAAACGGCTAGAGCCAAGGCTGAAACGGGAAGGGTAAAAGCAGAGTCCGCTCGTGTGGAAGTTGAGAAAAAACGTGTGACTGCGGAAAATGCAAGGGCTACCGCTGAAACGGAAAGGGCTAATTCCGAGACAACCCGAAATGTCAACGAGTCAATACGCAAAAACCAGGAAACCACACGACAGAATCAGGAAGCTGCGAGAGTGGAAGCCGAGAAGAAGCGTGTATCCGCTGAGAACGGAAGGGTGGCGGCAGAGAACGGTCGAGTAAAGGCAGAGACCAAGCGAGAGACGGATACAAAAGCCGCCATCACCAGCTCCAAGGCACAGACCGACCTCGCTCAGGAACTCAACGAGCATCCTACTAAAATGGGAGATAACGGCAACTGGTGGATGTGGAATCTGCAGACTCACGCCTACGAAGATACCGGTATCATCGCAAGAGGTGGTGCGATGTACCCAACCTTCCGGCAGTCCAGGAACAAGTTATTGATGATCGACTACGGCTCAAACGTTTCTGAGCACGTTGTCAAAAGAAGAAACAAATTAGTTATCAAGGTATAATGGCAGATAATACGAATATCATTGTGGTGGGCAATGTTGCCTTCACCGACAAGGGAGCGTGGGTAAAAGGCTATTCCTTCGAGTTCGAGGGAGAGACCATCCAGGGCTACGATGCCAATGACATCGTACATACTGCAAACGGTGTGTACGCATCTCTCATCGATGGCAATACAGCTGAGCCTTCAGACACCAGCGACTCCTGGCGCCTCTGGCTAGACAAGACTGCGGCAACTAAGGCCAAGAGTGCAGCCGATGATGCCAATAAGGCTGCGAATCTTGCCAATACTGCAGCTGCTTCTGCAACCGCTCAGGCAGCAGAAGCACAGCAGCAGGCTACAGCTGCAGAAGAGAAGGCGCAGCTTGCAACGGAGGCTGCGACGAGAGCAGACGAGAAAATCGCAGAGATGAACAGTCTCGCAGGTCAGATTGCGACTGGCTTCATCGCTCCTTCTCGCATGAATCTCAGCTATCAGACTGAGATCAGCATCCGCAACAAGCAGAAGCAGAAGATTGAGGCGAGCATCCTGCCGGCATACTTGCCGCAGAGTGTCCTCTATCAGAGAGTAGAGGGTGATTCCGTTATGTCTGACCCTTCCGGTAATCTGACCGTCAAGGGTACAGGCAAGACCAAGTTCTGGGTGATTCCTACCGCCAACACACCGCTATGGAAGGAGGTGACAATCAACGTCAGACAACCATATATGCGACTCTCTGCAACAGGCAAAATTCGCAAAAACGGCAATAAAATCCGAATTGTTTAATCGATTAAATATAATGTAATATGGCATTTACAGAGAATGAAGAGACGAAGCTGAAGGCTATCATCGCAGCCTTCGACAATGCTCAGCAGGTCGATGACCTGCCTCAGTCAGACATGTCTGCAACCGACAAGATTATCGAGGTCTTCGACAAGAAGTCGGGCAAGTCTGAGCAGATGACTATCAAGAATGCGGTGCAGCTCGGTCAGCACCCATGGTGCGGTAGAGTGTGGAACCTCGACAACGCTACACCTAAGGCCGCTACCTATGTAGGATCCCTCGAGCTCCTGCGGAACCTGCATGAGGAACTCAGACTTGGCGGCTATCTGGTCAAGAATGACCATACCCGTCGCAAGCTTGATGCCAAGGATCATCACAAGTATGCGACTGGCGAGGCGGCAAAGCTTGATGGTTCCGAAGGACACTATCAGTGGGGTTGGGGCAAGGAGTGGTACATGGTCATCAAGACCGTAGGCAGACTACACTACGAGATGATTAGCCCTTTCCCTATTCAGGGAGAGTTCAACTACAAGATTCCGATTGCCAGCATCTCTGCAGCAGGATTTGCGACAATCGAGCGCAGTACTGGCAAGCTCGTCAGCTACATCAACGATGGTGCTGACTATCGAGGCGGAAACAATGATGCGACTCTCGACAATACGAACCGCACCATGCTGAGCAAGCCAGCAACTCAGCAAACTACAGAGTACTTCCGAGCAGCAGCGCGCAAGAATGGTACCGGCTGGCTCTGTACAACGATGCGCCATACAGCTGCCATCGCAGTACTCTTCGGAGTTATCTTCGGTACTCATCACGACCAGGCTGCAGTAAATACTGCTAAAGATGAAAATGGTCTGTTCCAAGGCGGTCTAGGCACTGGCGTGACACAGATGCCAGACTGGGGTGGATACAACGGCTGGCGTCCGGTCATCCCGATGTCTGCCGGCATCGAACTCGGAGACTCCTGTGGTGAATCAAGCTACGAGGTCAAGAAGGATGATGGTACTGTAGTTTATACAGCCAAGATTCCTAGCTTCTTCGGCTATAAGAATGGATTCGGAAACCTTTGGCGCATGATGGATGATGAGCAGGTGCAGTGCAATGAGGATACATCGGTTACTCACCTCGTTGCTCCATCCATCTATGGTACCTGGACTCTAGGCAATGCTGATGGTATGGTTGCCTACAGCAAGTCGGAGACTAATGGCGAAGGCTATATCCAGGAGCTGTGTATGGAGCACCTCGAAAACTTCCCGACCAAAAAAGGTGGTACCGAGTCGACCTATTGGACTAGCTATTTCTGGAATACGTCAGGAGCTACTTCCGGCTTTCGCTTGTGTTTGCGCGGTGGCAACGCTTACTATGGTGGTCTCTGCGGTCTTTCGTCGCTCAGCGTGGACAATGCTGTCTCGGATTCCAATGTGAGCTTCGGTGCGGCCCTCTGCGAAGCAGCATCCGAGTGGTCATTGGAACCAGTGTATTACGAGGCGGCCTAGAGTGGACAGAGGTGTGCTGGCGTGAGCAGGAGTGTGCAGGATTGACCAAGGTTCCCAAGCGGAGCCAAGGGCAATCCTGAGCACCCTGCGAGCGTAGCGAGCAAACCCTACCGCCCTTGGGCGGTCGATTTTTTTTGAAATTTCGCTCTTTGACATTCTTTCATTCCGATTTTTTTCAGTACCTTTGCAGGCGGTTTTCAAACCAGGCTGTGATTCCTGCGCCGGCTTTCGCTTGTGTTTGCGCGGTGGCAACGCTAACAATGGTGGTCAATGCGGTCTTTCGACGCTCAACGTGAACAATGCTGTCTCGGATTCCAATGTGAACTACGGTGCGGCCCTCAACTTAACAAGATACTGCAGGTTAGTTTGCTTAGCTGCAGTGATTTCGGGAGTCAGGCCTTGCCTCATGGCAAAACATACACTTTAGCAGAATAGCAAGTAGATGATGACAATGGGTCATCCGGTCGAAAGTTAGGACATCATAAAAGCAGACAACAGACACAGACACCGACATTTATCAGACACCGACCTTTTTTAAAAATGTACATAAAAAATTAAAGCAAGTGAAGAGGTTAGGTAACATTTCACAGGCGGTTGAGACTTTGCAAAATTTTCGTGAAGCATTTTTTGATTTTTCCCGGCACAAGAAGTCCCGTCTCTCAGTTCAAGCGTTTGAGGCAGAGTTTGAAAGAAATCTTCAAGCCCTGCTAGACGCCTATACACATCAGACATGGCATACTTCAGACTATGAAGTCAAACTCATAGAAAAGCCAAAGTACCGCATTGTCAATAAGTTGCCTGTTGGTGATCATGTCATCCAACATGCAGCCATGCACACCAGTGAGGATAAATTGAGAGCCAAGATTCCATTCAACAGTCCGGCTGGTACCAAGGGGCGAGGCACGCATTTTTTTTACAAGATTATCAAGCAGGACATCTTTACCTCGCCACAGCAAGACACATTCTATTGCTTGCCCATGGATATACATCATTATTTCCAGAATGTTGAGCACAATCTGCTCAAGAGAGAGTACAGGCTGTATATCAAGGACCGCAAGCTACTTGCTTTCATCGACGAGGTCGTTGACAGTTATGCCAATGGCATTGTGCTGGGCGTCAAGCTTACACAACTTTTGGGGCAACTGTTTCTGGCGAGGTTTGACTATCTCGCCATGCGGTGTTTCGACATACTCCAAGACCCCGAAAAACACGGTTATTGGCAGGCTCGCTACGTCACAGACATGCTCCTCACATGCCGCTCGGAGCAGCAGGCAAGAGTATTAAATATGGGGGGGTAAAATCCCTCAATGAGCGCTTCGACCATTTTTGCAGTGAAGGGCTCAAACATTATTATAGATTCATGGACAATATCTTCATCATGCATGAAGATAAGGTCTTCTTACGCCTCATGGCGGAGCTTGCAGTCATGCACTTGGCTAGAGACTGGAAGCTGAGCATCAATAAAAGTTGGAATATTCATCGTACATGTGACGGCATAGACTTCTGTGGACAGAAGATCTTTGCCGACCATGCCCTTTTGCGCAAGCGCACCAAGCAGGCTCTCTGTGCCCAAGTGGCAAGATTGCGCAAACGTGGTCTTACCGATGAGCAGATCCGGCTCAAGGCAGCATCGAGGCTTGGCCTAGCCAAACACGCAGATACAAAAAACTTATTAAATAAAATCGGTATGAAAAAGTATGGTCAGATTGTGAAGGCTCGCAAGGGAGAGGTTCCCTTCGAGGGCATGAGTTTAGCGCAGAAGAAGCATCCAGGCGATATCCTGTGCCACAACATTGAGGACTATGACAAGTTCCTCATCCTCATAGAGGATTACAAGATAGATAAGTCGAGAGTCGACTTCAAGATGGAGCAGGTTGAAGAAGTTGACGAACAGGGCGTCAAACACATAGTCACCAAGAAGGTGCCTAAGGACCGACTCGCCATCCGCTTCCGTTTCATCGATCACGTCCGGAAGACAGGACAACTCGATGAACATGGCGATGAGATTGAGGAGCCGGTTTGGCAACCTGAGTCATGGTGGCTCTTTACTGGCTCAGATATTCTGGTTGACCAGGCACGCAAGGAGTGGGAACTGATGGACAAGGGCTTCTACACCGTTGCAGCCGAGTTGACAAACAAATTTGGCAAGAAATTCTATAAGTTTATCTAGATGCACAAGAAATTTTATCTTTGCCGTATGTCATACTTGAGATATGACAGCAAGCATTTCCTTCTGTTCCTGAGTGAGCAGAAAGTAGAAAACTATCACCCAGACACCACCATGTCGGAGTCTGATGGCGATAGTAAGACAGTGACAGCCTACTGCTACGAGGGCACAGAGATTGACGGCTCCACTAAGATTGAGGCTGAGTCGGCAAGCTATCGCGAGTTCGTAAATGGTCTTGTTCGTACTAAGTACAGTCAGGGCGATGTAGAAGCCATCCTATGCAACCATGGAGATGGCAATAAGGAGCATGAGACAGAGTACCAGGTATTCCAGGAATGGCGAGAGCAGGCTAAGCAGATGGCCAGAGAATTACTCGACAGAGATATCTCATAGTTATCAGATACGGCAGGAGGGGAGCAGCTCTTCCTGCCGTATTTTTATATTTCTTATATTATATGTACCTTTGTGCCAGATTTAATCAGGTACAGATATGCAGAGAAATACAAAGGATTGGATTCACTACAGCTCTGCTGGCATCGTACTGCTTGCTGGCATTGTGCTCGTGTACATCAGCTTTTTTATGTCCCACGACGTCACGTCTAACGTCTTGTGGTACTTTGGGCAGAGTCTGGTTTACGTGGCAACCGTCTTTGGTTTCGCACTGACTTTTGACACCAGAGTTAAAGACATTATCAATAAATATTTTAACAATAAAAATGGCACGCAAGATTAAAAAAATTTTCGTTCATTGTACAGCAAGCCGACAGTCATGGTCTGTCGATGCCTTGCTCAAGGAGTTTAGAAACAAAGGCTGGCATTATCCAGGCTACCACTGGGTCGTAACCGCTGATGGCAACTACACGCAGCTCATGACAGAAGACCTGCCGTCCAACGGAGTTAAAGGTCACAATTTCGATTCAGTCAACGTTGCATACATGGGTGGAATATCCCGAACAGGCAAGGCTATCGACAACCGCACAGAGGCACAGAAACTAGGTTTGCGTGAGTTGCTCAAGGAATTGAGAAACCGCTACCCTGAAGCCAAGATCATGGGACATCGTGACATCTCGCCTGACAAGAACCACAATGGAGTGGTCGATCCATGGGAGCGCATCAAGGAGTGTCCTTGCTTCGACGCAATTCCGGAATATGCCGATATTTAACATCAAGGATTATGCAGAAACATCTCAAGTCAATCATCATGGCCATATCGGTGATATTGGTCATCATCGCCTGTTTCTGGGTTTTTGACCATCGACAGCAGCGATCGGAGCAGGAACTGAGAGAACAGCTCAATGGGCTGAAACTTCAGTATGCTCCAGCCGAGCGAGACACCATCCGAGACTCGCTCACGGTCATCACGCAGCAGGTGCTGCAGATGCCGGCTGAGGAGTACAAAATTCAGGCCTACGACCGCCAACTGCTCCATGACCTGGACATTCGTCTTGGCCAGGTCTTGGCAGACCAGCGAACGAGTCTGAGTGCTGCTGATACGGTCAAGACTGACCGCAGCGATTCAGTCTATACCTACAGCGACCGATGGCTTAGTCTCCGTCTCAACACGGCAGACTCCATCTTGACATACAAGGCGAGAGACAGTCTCCAGACCATCATCTTCAGACAGTACAAGCACAGATTCCTTTGGTGGCGATGGGGCACCAAAGGCTATGACATCAAGGTCATCAACTTCAATCCCCATTCCAACATATTATATAACAGCTATATACAAGTCACCCGATAATGGCAAGACAAGAGGTATATACAACAGTCATCAAGCTCAACTCGGAGGAGGCGAAGAACCGACTCAAAGAGTTAGAGGACAGAGTCGCTCGTCTGAAGAAGGCAAAACAAGATGCCTTCTCGGCGGGCGATTCCCGTTTAGGCGCATCCCTCGCCAAGGATCTGAAGGCCGCAGAGCGAGAGATGAAGCAATTCAAGAACTCAACCATGAGCGTCAAGGAGACACTCGACAACCTGTCTAGTGCAAGCCTCGGACAGCTGGAGAAGGCAGCAAGACATCTGAAGGGGCAGATGAAGGCAGCATCTGACCCTTCAGACTTTGCAAAATTGGACGCTCAACTCTCCAAGGTTAAGGAGCAGATGCTTGCCCTGAAGGGCGCGACACGCAAGGCTGATGAGGAAGCGAGACGCATGACCGCAACGGTGTCAAACCTGAAACATGCTTCACTCAATGACCTAAACTTCACAGCTTCCAAGCTACGTAGTCAGATGGCTGACTACGACCCGACTTCTACCATGTACGCCTCTCGAGCTTCGCAGCTGAAGCTGGTCGAGGCAGAGCTGGAACGCATCCGACAGAGCGAGCAGAAGGTGGTCACACTCATGCAACAGTATGACAAGGAGATTGACCGCACAAATGTGGACATCAAGGAGACAAAGCGGCAGATGCAGCTAGTCAATAACACCATGTCCAACCTCAAAACCTCCTCCATCCGTGACCTGGAGTACTCCATCAAGGCACTGAACCAGCAGATGCATGGCATGGAGCGTGGTACCAAGCAGTTCAAGCAGATGGAGCTGAAGGCGAAGCAGCTGAAGGCAGAACTGCAGGCAGTCAGAGCCGAAGGCGTAGCTCAAGAGTCCTGGATCAAGCGCTCTGCAGACTGGTTCAACCGCATGCAGGGTCTTGCTCTCGGTGCAGTCGCTGCCATTTCCGGTATCACCTTCACAGTCAAGAAGTGTGTGGAGGAGTATGCTAAGATGGATGATGAGATGACCAACGTCCGGAAATATACCGGACAGGCAGCCGAGGAAGTCGAGCGCATGAACGAAGACTTCAAGAAGATGGATACCCGAACTCCTCGACAGAAGCTCAACCAGCTGGCCGAAGATGCCGGAAGACTCGGCATCACATCGACGGCTGCAGTTGAGGAGTTCGTCGATGGAGCAGATAAAATCAATGTTGCACTTGGTGATGACCTCGGCGATAAAGCAGTCTCTCAAATCGGTAAACTCGCCCAGATGTTCGGCGAAGACAAGACCAAAGGTCTGCGAGGTGCCATGTTGGCGACAGGTTCTGCAGTCAATGAACTGGCTCAGAATTCCTCTGCCTCTGCCGGCTATCTCGTTGACTTCACCGCCCGTGTGGCTGGTGTCGGCAAGCAGGCAGGCTTTACACAGGCTCAGATTATGGGTCTCGCATCAGTTCTCGACCAAAACATGCAGCAAGACGAGACGGCTGCAACCGCAGTTCAGAACCTCCTCGCCAAGATGTTCCAGGACTCCTCAAATTTTGCAAAGATTGCTGGACTCAATGTCAAGGACTTCGCCAAGACTTTGAAGGAGGATGCCAACGGTGCACTTCTCCAGTTTTTGGCAGCCATGAGAGCCAAGGGCGGTTTTGCCGACCTTGCACCAATGTTCGAGGAAATGAAGATGGATGGATCCAGGGCTACTGGAGTCCTCACCGTCCTCGCAGATAAACTCGATGACATCAAAACTGCCCAGAACCTGGCAAGCGAAGCATATTCCGAAGGCACATCCGTCCTCAATGAGTTCGAGACACAGAACGAGAGTGTACAGGCTCAACTTGACAAGGCGAACAAGAAGTTCCTTGATCTCTCCATCGAGTTGGGACAGAAACTCTATCCTGCAGCACGATATTGCATATCTGCAGCAAGTCTCGGAGTTCGGGCACTCTCCACACTCGTTGACTTCGTCAAGGACTATTGGCGCATTTTAATTGTACTGACCGCCGCCATTGTTACCTATACTGCAGTATCTAAGGCAAAGCTGATAGCAGACAAGGCGCAGATGGTATGGCTCAACATCATGATTCTGCGCGAAAAGGCGCATCTCGTCCTTGTGGGTCTCAAGACATCTGCTCTCAAAACTATGGCAATTGTCCAGATGGCGTTGACACGCGAAATAAAACTGACCACAGCAGCGCAGATGTTGTGGAACAAGGTATTGTTGGCCAACCCGATCACAGCCGTGATTGCTGTCGTTGCCGGTCTGACTGCCGCCATCGTCACCCTGTCTAAAGAGACGAGCACCGCAGAGCAGGCGCAGCGTGACTACAATGATGCCGTGACAGATGCCAACAAGCAGACAGCAGAAGAGGAAGCAGCCATCATGCGCCTCGTCTCTACTATCCAGTCCAACACCACAGCTGAGTCAGACCGCAAGGCAGCCCTGGAGGAACTCAACGGCAAGCTGATGCGTGAACACCTCGGCAACATCACCGAGGAAGCAGTGCGCACCGGTCAAGCAACAAGGCAGATCCAGTCGTACATTGACATGATGAAGAAGAAGATTGTCATCGACGGCCTACAGAAGAAGCTGGCAGAGTCAATAGCTAAGCAAGCGGAAGATGAAGACCTGTTAGGAGAGGCTAACAATGACAATAGAGGTTACTGGAAACGCTTCTGGGATAGGCTAAACCCATTTGCAGGTAGCAAGACTCAAAAACTTAACTTCGCAGCCGACCACAAGGACCAGCTACTACAGAGTGTCGAAAGAGAAAAGCATTATCAGCAGAAGCTCATCGATAAGATTAATCAGCTGGAGTCCCAGCATTTCGAAATCAATGATCCAGAACCATGGAGAAACAATGGCTACAATGGCAAGGGCAATGATGGAACCATCATTAAACAGGATAGAACAACAGACACTGATCAAGCTACAGAAAAAGAGCGCAAGGCTCGTGTCAAGGCAGAGAAGGCAGCTGCAGCAGAAGCACGCAAGCGTGAGGCAGAAGCCAAGCGCAAGCAGAAGCAGGCAGCAGATAGCATCAATGCTGAGACCAACGAGTTGATGGCTGACAACGCCAAAGCCTATGCAGAAGGCAAGAAAACCTATCAGCAGTTCATCGACGACAGACAGAGCATCCAGATTAAGGGTTTTGCCAAGCTGAAGCAGCTATATGGTGAGAAGAGCAGCGAGTACAAGCAGTTGCTTGACAACCAGGTCAACGTTGTCAAGCAGCATGATGCTGCCATTCTGAAGATGAATGAGCAGACCATCGAGCGTGAACGCCTCCAGAAGGAGGCGAGCATAAAGGCTCAGTACAATGATGCCAACTCCGCTATCTATCAGAATGACATCGCTCTCGATGAAGCCATCTATCAGAATGATGCAGATGCCATGCAGAAGCGTCTGGCACTATACAATGAGGGAAGCGAGGAATGGCTGGATCTGAAGGCTGAAATGGAGCAGGCATCACTTGACCATCAGCTGCAGATGCAGGAGTCATACCAGAACCAGCTGAAGGAGTTGCGTCAGCAGTTCGGTAAGCAAGACCTGCAGGCTCAGGAGACAATGTACCTCAATGGCCTTGACAATCTCTACAAGCAGGGATTAATCAAGGAGGAGGAATATCAGCGCATGAAGTTGGAGATAAACAAACAGTTCGCTGCTCAGAGAGCGCAGATTGATGCAGATGATCATGGAGCAGGTAGCGCTCAAATAAAAATCAATGATAAGTCATCTGAGATGGTCAACAGTGCCAGGGCTGCTGCAGGTGAGTCCCAGTCGACCGGCAATGCAACTCTGGGTGGATACTTCTCCTCACAAGTTGAGAACTATCAAAACACCATGGAGAAACTGAAGGAGTTGTATGGCAACGACAAGCAGAACCATGCTGCATACATGCAGGCAAAGGCGCAAGTCACCTCAGATTTCCTCAATAACCTGGTTGAAAAGACAGCTGTAGTTTACAATGGTATCAACGGTATTCTATCTGCGTCATCGTCATATGCTCAGGCATGCTCTGACCTCGAGCAGGCGAAAATCTCCAAGAACTACGAAAAGCAGATTGCTGCAGCTGGCAACAATTCGAAGAAAAAGAAAAAGTTGGAGGAGAAGAGAGACAAGGAACTGGCCGCAGCGAAGTCCAAGGCTAACAAAAAAGCCATGAAAATAGAAATTGCACAGGCGATAGCATCTACAGCAATGTCTGCTATCAATGCCTATGCATCTGCTGCAGCTATACCAACAATAGGTTGGACATTAGCTCCTATTGCAGCAGGTATGGCCACAGCTGCAGGTATGATACAGCTTGCTGCTATCAAGAAGCAGCACCAGGCAGAGGCAGCAGGTTACTATGAGGGTGGATATACTGGAGGTAACCGCTACAGAAAGGAAGCAGGTGTCGTACATGAAGGCGAGTTCGTGGCTAATCACAATGCAGTAAACAACTCATCCATCCGTCCTGCTCTTGATCTCATCGATAGGGCACAGCGCTCCAATACTGTTGGCTCGCTGACCGCTGATGATATCACACGTTCTCTAGGACAAGGTAGCAGTACCGTGGTTGCTCCTGTTGTCAATGTCAACAATGATAACACCGAGGTACGCCAGTCCCTCGATGGTGTCAATGCAGCCGTCAGCCGTCTGACACAGACTCTTGACGATGGCATTGAAGTCGAGGTTCCGATATCTGGTCGTAGAGGTCTGCACCGCAGACTGCAGGATTATCAGCGCATATTAAACAATAAGTAGTGGAATATGATAACATGCATCATCAATGGCCATAAGGCCTATCCCATTTCTACATCATCCATCAAGGTGACATACGCAAATCAGTATGTCACCGATGATGGTGAGTACACCTATGACATCACCTTCCCCATGAATATCCTGGAGAACCGTGTCATATTCAAGAATGTCTCACGCTTGGAAGTCAAGAAGAATATCGCCAAATACGATGACTGCAAGCTGTTCTGTAACAGCCAGCTCATCATGAGCGGTGTCGGTACCATACTCTCCGTGAATGAGAAAGAAATCAAACTGCAGATAGTCGGAGGCAAATCACGCATCAAGTTCAACGACCGTATGGAGAAGCACTACATAGACGAAATTCAGTTTGGTACAGCAGATAAGCCGGGATATGATGTTGATAAGGGCTGGTCACAGAAGTTCAAGGACAGAATAACTGAAATTTACAGATTAGATGAAGATAAGACGAAGTTCCTGGGAGTGGAAGGAAAATGGTGCTTCGTACCTGTACGGGACGAAACAAATGATATGATTGCAAATTTTGTTGGAGTAGATAAAACGAAACAATTTATTGGCTACAATGCACCATTTATCTCTAACCTAGCTGTTCAGCCCAACCTGATGTATATCTTTCGTAAAGTAGTAGAATACGAAGGATATACAATCAAGCGCAACGATTTTGACTGCAAGCCATGGAACCAGCTTTATATAGCTTCTGCCTACAAGACTCGTGAGATTAGAAGGGCGCTACCTCATTGGACAAGCTATACATTTATTGAGGAATTCCGGAAACTCTTCAATGCCTCCATCTACTTCGATGAAGTCCAGAAGACCTGCAGCGTCATCAGTTCCTCAGAGTTGAGTTCTGCAGATTCTATTGAGATAGAACCGCTGGATGAATATTCGGCAGACTATGACGAAGACGGTTCTTTCAGCACTTCTGCAACTGCGAACCTGGAGTACAAAATGGATGGTTCAGCCAATAGAGGGAACTATGAGAGCATACCAAAGAAGGTTTTTGACAACTTCAATATCGTTCAGAGTGTCGATTATTTCGGCGTGCTCGATCAGTTTCCTCTGACTACCATGGGATGGTCTGAGAAGAAAAAACGGCAGACTATCATTGAGAACCTCAGAAGTTACTACATATATGTAGAGAATGAGGATGGTACGAAAACATGGCAGTTGGCAGGTGTATGGTCACCTTTAATCAGGGACAGTTCTTCTGATGATTATGTCGATCTGAGCATTTCTCCTGCAGCACAAGTTGTAGAAGATATCAATTTCAAGACAGGAATCCTAGAAGATAAGTACTATGAGAAGCGTTGCCTGCTGTCAATACCTAATGACAAGGAAGCGGATTCAAAGGAGTGCGATGTTGATGAAGACGGATATAGCTACACATCCGTACAGGATGCAATAGATGATGAGTCAAGCATGGATGACAGCGAAGCTGAAGAGGAGGTCATGAGTGTCTTTTTCATACTGCCAGGTAAAGTGCAGGCATTTAACGTGCCATACGGCAGGATATCATGGGTAGGTGAAAAATCAAGATGGCCAATGTTCATCACAGATTATCGCATTAACAGTGATTATACTTATGAGGGTATATTAGTGACTGCCGGCAATAATTTTTCGCTATCGCTTAATGCTGTGAACAATGGTGCAATATCATTAGCAGAGTATCACAGCAAGGCTTTCCATATAGACAATAAAAACTGTTTGGAGGTCAAGTTTAAGTCAGATGTCATACCGGACCCTTCCAAGATATACATCATCCGCAACAAGAAATTTGTGTGCGAGAAGATAGAGATGGAAGTCAAGGACGATGCCATCGAGCCAGTTTACACGGGATATTTTTATATGCTATCATAATATATATATAATAAGGTGGGGAGCAGTTAGCTCTCCACCTTATTATATTATAGGATACCCTGATAGTTCTTGATATACTCATTCGCCTTCTGTATATCCTTAGGCGTATAGATGTCTGTGATGAGTATAGATGAGTGCCTCGCCTGGTCTCTGACCGACAAGACATCGGCATTGGCCCGCAGCATATTGGTGATGCCTGTGTCCTTCAAACTGTAGAACTTGAAGCGAGGTGAGAGATTCAGTTCCTTTCTCAGGACACGAGTCCAGTAGTCTCTGAACATTTTCTCGTTCTTTCTTTCAGGTCCTGGGCAGAACCCGTCAGAGAATAGATAGTCCTGCCCTGGGTGAGAGAAGATGTTGAGTTCCATCATCAGCTTGATGACATGGGTCGGCAAGGTGATCACGGCATCATTGCCATTTTTAGTGTTCTCACCATGCAGAGTGATTGTCTGAGTTTTGACATGGATATCACAGATTCTGAGATATGACATCTCTCGAGGGCGGATGAAGAGGTAGTGGATGATTTCACACGCCAGCAGATAGTGCCTGTTGTGCTCCATCAGATAATCTCTGATGAGCTGCATGGTGCAGTCCGGTATGACATCTCTGCTTTTCTTCTGCCTGTTCTTGATACGTTCCAAACCTTCTGTTGGGTTCTTGGGTATATAGCCGCGAGCCAACAGATAAGCGGAAAAGCTCTTAGTCCAGGCAAGATAGTTGTTGCGAGTCAATACAGTATTATTCCTGTCGATGAAAATGTAGTCCAGGAACTTACTCACATTACTTTTGTCCCATTGATAAGAAAAATTGAGAGTTATGTTTTTTTCTTTCTTCCATCTTTCCAAGATCCGTACACGGCTGCTGTAGTCAACAAAAGTCTCCTCACGCATACTTCCCTCGTTGCACATTTTTGTTAGATAAGCCTTATATTTCTCGAGAACGTCTTCCCACTTCGTATATTCCAGAGGCTGCAGAGCCTCAATCCAAGGATTCCAGCCTGCCATGAGCTTCTCTGTGAGATTCTTGATAATCTGGTCGGCATAGGCGCGCTGGTTCCGCTTGCCCTTAACATGATCGAGCATGATTTTTTTCTTCCGCATGCGGTTGATGCCTGGATCAAAGGCCATGAAGGAGATATAACATTCAGATGCCTGGTGAAAAACTGGTGGTTTCCAGCCAATGACACTGCTAAGTACTGTGTCATTCGAATTTGGAGCATAATTTTTTTTAGCCATATCTTTAATTTTTCTCAGATATAGCTTGTTATTAATAATGTATATAGGAGTGATACCGAAATTGTACCGACCATTTTGGCACCGACTGAGGCAAATCCTCAGTGTTTATGGCACATTTACCGGCTTTTCGTCGGGATTACTGGACTCGAACCAGCGACCTCATCGTCCCGAACGACGTGCGCTACCAACTGCGCTAAATCCCGATATCTGCTGCAAAGGTACATTAAATAATGGAAAACACCAACAAAAATAGACTTTTTTATCTTTTTTTGAAAGAAATTTCCCGAAAAATTTGCAGGAACCAGAAAAAAGTATTACCTTTGCACCCGCAAATGATAAATCGCGATTTGTGAAAGTTGGTGCCATAGCTCAGTTGGTAGAGCAAAGGACTGAAAATCCTTGTGTCCCCGGTTCGATTCCTGGTGGTACCACTTCTTATTAGAAGCCGAATCTTCGTAACAGGATTCAGTCTTTTTTTATGCCCTTTTTTTATAATACTCCATTTTACACTTATGAAAACGTTTGCGTAAGAAAAATGCGCAGGATGGTTTATAATAGATATTTTTTCACTACTTTTGCATTGTAAAATTCAAAAACAAACCAAAAAATAAATCTAACAAACATTCATTAAAATGAAAAAAGCTTATTTATTATTGTTGGCTGGAATGTTGTCTACGGCAGTATTTGCCGGCAGCAAACAGACGGTTAAGATTGATGGTCAGCTCATAGAAAAGACTGTCTCAGAGATTACCTTCGATGGCGACAATGTCGTTCTTCAGTATTCAGATAATACATCTGGTCAGGCAGACATGTCGCTCGTAACCCTTTCTTTCACTTATCAAACTACCGGCATCAGCCAGATAGAAGGCATTAAGCAGGCATTGCAAGGTAAGGTTTATAACCTTCAGGGCCAGTGTGTAGGTTCTTCCCTCCAGGGTTTGTCTAAGGGTGTTTATATGATTAATGGTAAGAAAGTAATTATCAAGTAAAAAAGGAGGAACGCAAAATGAAGAAAATGGTATTTACTTTGGCACTCCTCCTGATGAGCTTGAGTGCTGCTGTGGCACAGACATCGACATTTAAGATTACCCATGCCGTGGCTCGTAACAGCAAGGTGAACCAGATGTATGTTACCACCAAGTCGGGTGATGTGAAGTATTATAATACTGCAGACTTGACAAGTGTGAAGTTCGAAGGTGATAAGGCAATCATCGCACCTAAATCAGGTGCAGAGAATGATGAGTACAATGCTTCTGTTCAAGCCATCAGATTTGCTAAGAAGGCCGATCAGGGCGAAAGTGGTGATATTGACAATCCTGCAGGTGTGATTCAGATTACTGAGGCAAAGGGCTGGCAGGAGTCTGCCTACCTGAAGTGGGCTCCATTCGAGGGCGCTTCTTCTTATAATGTATATGTAGATGACAAGAAGATTGATGCTCAGCTGGTTCGTCAGTATAAATCTTACTATCGTGCTGATGTTCTCGGTTTGAAGGAAGGCACTTATTCTGTAAAGGTTGTTCCTGTAAATGCTGACGGTAAAGAGATTGCTGGTGCCAATACTGCTTCTAACTTGGTAGTACAGAGCTACAACCGTGAGGGCTTTGCTCATTTCAAGTATGCTGGTGTAGGTGCTTACAATAATGACGGTACTTTGAAGGCTGGTGCTAAGGTTCTCTATATTACAGCCAAGACAGCTAAGACCGTTTCTACAACAGTTAATACTGGTAAGCTTGAGACGATTACAGGTCTGCAGTCTATTATTGATGCATATTCAAAAGGTAAGGATAAAACCCCAATCGCCTTCCGTATCATCGGTAAGGTAAATCTTTCTGATTTGGATCACATTTCAAGTTCTGCAGAAGGTTTGCAGGTTAAGGGAGCTATGATGAATATGACATTCGAAGGAGTCGGTGATGATGCTACCGTATATGGCTTCGGCTTCTTGCTTAGAGAGGCTGAGAGTGTAGAGTTCCGTAACTTTGCTATCATGCGTTGCCTGGATGATGCCATGTCTCTTGATACCAATAACTCTCATGTATGGATTCACAACATGGATCTCTTCTATGGTAAAAAGGGTAGTGCTGCCGACCAGGCTAAGGGTGATGGTACGGTAGACATCAAGGGCGATTCTAAGTATGTTACTGTAGCTTACAACCGCTTCTGGGATAATGGTAAGGCTTCTATGTGTGGTATGAAGAGTGAAACTGGTGAAAACTGGATTACTTATCATCACAACTGGTTCGACCATTCAGACTCTCGTATGGCTCGTATTCGTACTATGAGTGTTCACATGTACAACAACTACTA